ATTGCCCTGTTTACACGCCTGTTTATGATAAACAATCCGCAATACATTGGGTTTTTTGAAACGAAACAAATGAAAAGATTAGCCCACGAACCCGCGCTGTTTCGCACAGCGGCCTTGGGTGATTTGTTTGATGAAGAAAAGTCAACGTGAAGGAGTTCTGTCCCATGACCTTTGAATTACGCGATTATCAGAGAGAAGCTGTCGATGGCTTATACAATTATTGGGCAAGCAAGGCTGGCGATAATCCATTGATCGTGGCCCCAACGGGGTCGGGCAAGACGGCCATCATAGCGCAGATCGTAAAGGACGCTATGGCATTTGCTGGTACACGGGTAATGATTGTGACGCATGTAAAAGAGTTGCTGGAGCAGGGGGCCAATGGCCTGTTGAAAATGTATCCAGAGGCTGATTACGGGGTCTACAGTGCAGGGCTGAAACAGAAGGTCTTAGACCGCCCCATTACCTTCGCAGGTATCCAGTCGGTCTGGGAACGCGCCTATGACATCGTTCCTGCGCCAGACCTGATCTTGATCGATGAGGCGCATATGTTGCCCAAGAATACTGAGACCAGATACAATCGCTTTATTGCTGATCTGAAAGTTTGCAATCCTGCCATTAAAGTGGTGGGCCTGACAGCCACGCCCTACAGATTGGACACAGGATATTTGCACAAAGGCAAGGGCGCTATCTTTGACGGTATCGCCCATGACATTCCAATCGATATGCTGATGGAGCAGGGATACCTTTCGCCTGTCATATCGAAGGGCGGTCTGAACCAAATTGATCTGACCAACGTCAAAAAACGGGGCGGTGAGTTTATTGAGAGCGACCTTGCCACTGCTGCGTCTGATCCCGAACTGGTGAGAAAAACTGTCGAAGAAATTGTGGAACTGAGCGAAGATCGAAAAAGCTGGCTGGTGTTTAGCAGCGGCGTCAATCACGCGCATATGTTGGCCAACGAATTTGGGAACCACGACATTGAAGTCGAGGTGATTACTGGCAGTGACAGTAGCGCCGTGCGGGAGACAACCATTGCAGACTTTAAGAGCGGTGAGATTAAATGCCTGATAAATGTGAACGTGCTGACCACTGGATTTGATCACCCTGCTGTTGATGTTGTTGCGCTGGTCAGGGCGACAGCATCCACTGGTCTGTATGTCCAAATGGTTGGGCGCGGAACTAGGATTGCAGAAGGAAAGACTGATTGTCTGGTGCTTGATTTTGGAGCCAATGTTGAGCGGCATGGATTTATTGATAAGGTAAAGCCCAAGGATAAATCTGCGAAGGCAGAAGAGGGTGCGGCACCCGTCAAGCAGTGCGAGGCTTGCCAAACAATGTGTCCTGCGGCGGCGTTACAATGCCACGTTTGCGGCCATGAGTTCCCACCTCGCACATTAAATCACGGCTCTAAAAGTTACGATGGGGCCATGCTGTCGGGCCAAGTAAAAGCCGAATGGGTGGACGTGGACAGCGTCCTTTATCACCGCCACCGCAAGGAGGGCAAACCTGATTCAATCAAGGTGACGTACTACTGCGGAATGCGAAGCGTAAACGAATGGCTTTGTCCAAATCACGGTGGCTATGCGGCCAGCAGATATCAGGCGCGGCGGTCACTGCTGGCCTCTGGCGCTGACACGACAGACGAGGCGATGGACGAGTGCCACTTCTGGAATTGGCCCAGCCGCATTAAGATAAAACCCTCGACATACAACCCGAAATATTTTGAGGTTGTGCAGTTCGACTATACAAAAGTGGAGAGAAAATATGAGGCGCAAGAAGGCCCAATCGCTGACTGGGGTGTCGAAGACATACCGTTTTAAACACTCTGAGCATTCTGAACAGGTGGGTTTTGTGAACTGGTTTCGCGCCAAATATCCGCACACTTTGATCTTTGCTATCCCAAACGGTGAGAAGCGTAGCATATCTGTGGCGACACGGCTCAAGGCAGAAGGGGTCACACGGGGGATACCAGACTTGTACATTCCTGCCTGCAATCTTTGGGTGGAAATGAAAAGAGCCACGGGCGGCAGGCTGTCTCCCGATCAAAAAAAAGTGATCGAATATCTGAGATCAGTGGGACACACTGTGATCGTTGGAAAGGGCGCAGGCGATGCGTCGAAGCAAGTGCTGGAGTTTTTGGATGCAAAATAGTTTGTTTGAAGACTTGGAGACAGATTGGGAAGCAGAATGGCACGGGATGCCAGAGTATGTGCAGGAAGATTTACGTCCATATCACGCAATTAATGTTCGCTTCAGAAATCAAGAAGATTTCATGCGATTTAAAGAATTGATGGGTCAGGCGATAAGCCCAAAACAGAAAGCCTGTTGGTATCCAAAAATGGATCACAGGATTACGTCTGATAAGCGATATATCGATGAACCCTAAGTATCCAGTTTATATTGTATCGAAGGGGCGGTGGGAGAGCCGACTGACAAGCAAGGCGCTTGATTGGATGGGTGTGCCTTACAAAATCATTGTCGAAGCCAGCCAGCTTGAAATGTACGCTGCTGAAGTTGGTGCAGATAAATGTCTGGTGCTTCCGAAAAAATATCTGCTCGACTATGATACGTGCGATGATCTTGGAGATAGCAGATCAAAAGGCCCGGGGGCCGCTCGTAATTTTGCTTGGGATCATGCAATTGATTTGGGAGCATCTAGACATTGGGTGATGGATGACAACATTGCATATTTCCACAGGCTGAACCGAAATCTTTTGATTAAGGTCACGTCAGGAACAATATTTCGGGCAATGGAAGATTTTGCAGATCGATATAAAAATGTGTATTTGTCTGGGCCTTGCTATGACTTTTTCGTGAAAGCGAAAGAACCTCTGCCAGCGTTTGTCAAGAACACGCGCATTTATTCTTGCCTGCTGATTCAAAACAATATCCCCTATCGATGGAGGGGTCGATACAATGAAGATACAGACTTGTCTTTGCGCGTTCTAAAAGACGGCCATTGCACTGTGCAGTACAACGCTTTTCAGCAAGAGAAGGCTACCACACAGACGTTGTCTGGCGGCAATACAGAAGAGTTTTACGCGCACGAAGGCACTAAACCCAAGAGCCAGATGATTGAAGATTTGCATCCAGACGTAGCAAAAGTGGTTTGGAAATTTAACCGCTGTCACCATGAAGTAAATTACAGACCGTTTAAGCAAAATAAATTTTGCTACGTTGACGGCTTTAAAATTCCTGTCGGTGTAAACAATTACGGAATGAAAATCAAAAAAACCACTAAAGGAGGATAGGAGTGAAAAAACTAACGCCAGCCCATGAGGCTGAACTGCGCCATTTGAGAGGCCAAGTTGATCGTCTAGAGGGGGAGGCTTATCGCACAAGCCCAGTTCCAGATGCACAGAACGATCTCTGGTTGGCGAGACAGGAATTGAAAAACTTTGTGAGTGGACTGAGACAAAACAATTATGAAATCTGAGGGAGAGAACAGATGAAAATAACCACAACAAGACTGAAGCAGATTTCTTATGAGGATACTTATGCCTACTGCATACTAGGTTTTGAAAGACTACAAGCGAGAACGAAAGGCCCCAACGGCAAGCCTCTGCGACCACCGCTCCCCTGCGATAGAGGGGAAAAGCGCAGTCGGACAGATACTGGCGCTTTTACGCCGATCTTGCGGGTGTTGGAAAAGCATGGGCCAATGACGAGCAAAGACATTGCAAGGCTTTTGAAAAAGAACTCTCACAATGTTTGTGGAACAATTCGCCACGCTGTTGACGCTGGTTTGGTTGTTAAGAAAGCTCACGTCCGATCAAGAAACGGGGGCAAAGGCCACATGAATTGCTGGCTGTACCATATCGCAGCATAAGTTGCATCGGGGGAAAGTCGCCCATTTTGGCTTCCCCCATATTAATTAAATATATTTAATTTGTATTCTGCTATTGTATCTCCGATCAGAATGCCTATATGTATTAGGTAAGATCAAAAACTCAAAAAATGGAGAGACCCAATGAGCATCGAAACCAAAAACCTTACTGCCAATCAAGTGAATGCCATGACTGCCTTAATCAAAAGTTGCCTCGGCAACATGGGCGGTTCAACCCTCGCTGATTTAGAAGACGATCCGTTTACATGGGTTGATGCCTCTGATCTCGTTGAAGCTGGCTGGGGCCAAAAAGAAGCTGAAGGCACATTCGGCTCACTGGTCGCTGCTGATTTAGTTTATCTTTATGACCAACGCTCGGCTGGCGATGGAGGTAACTTATATTCGCTGGCGGCAGACTGGGACGTTCTTCGCAAATTTCACTCATAATCCAACGGGGGGCTTCGGCCCCTCATCCAACGATCTAGAAAGGATCAAAATATGAGACTCTATACCAACGCAAAAGGCCAGTGGGTCGGAACGCAAGCCGAAGCCAAGACAATTGGCGCGGAGCAGACTGATGTTCCCACCGACAAGCCCAGCCTGCTGGCGTGGCTAAACAACAGGACAGAGGCTGCAAATGCCCTTGGCCTGCCAGTGGAGCCAGTGCCAGCCCCAGTGATCACTGAGAACGCTGTGAACATTTATCCGCACGGCAAGCCACACCCTTGGGTGACCATCCGCGAGTGCGCTGAGAAAGCATCGCTCAAAGATTTGGGCCACGCTCTGGCGATCTACATGAACCGTGTCGATGAATTGCTGGACGATCAATAAAAATATTAATTAAATGTATCTGGGGGTATTGTATTCCCAGATATATTTCTTATATGTATTGTGTAACAGAGAAACAGAGGAAAAAAAAATGATCAGCGAAGCCCAAAAAATTGCAAAACTTAAAGCGCGGAAAATGTTCTTAGTCAATTTTGAAATTTGGTGCCACGACAGATTAGACAATATTTCATCTGTAGTAATTGCATTTACCATGCAGGACGCACATCGGCAGATGTTAAAAAGCGCAAAATTCTTTGCTGATAGCGGAGATTACAAAGTTATCAAAATCACCGAAACAAACGAATATGAAGTTTGCAATTAATCAAAACGGGGCCACCGCCCCACCCACCCACTATCCAATCAGGAGACCATCCAATGCTTCCAAGAACTGCCCAAGCCCACACCCCCCTTCGCACCAGCAAGAGCCGCCACACATGGTGTGGCCCATACGCCGCCGCTGTGTTCATGCGTCAGCACTATGACGCCGCATATGAAGTGTGCCTGTGTCACACGTTTCGCGGCAAGATCACGGGTATGAGCAACAAGCTCATGAAGACGGTCATGGGGGCCAATGGCATTCAGATGACGTTACACTACTGCCGTGATGTTGGATCGTATGCCAGACACAATCCTACGCTGGCGGCTTGGCTCAAGACCCGTGATCGCAAGAAGACCTATCTGGTCAACATCACGGGCCACTACATTGTGGTGTCGGGCGACAAGACCATCGACAACCAGTCTGGCGAGTGGCACAGCGTCCGTAAATCCAAGCACCGCCGCAAGCGCGTGGCCTACGCTTGGGAAATAAAAGCACCCCATTGATAAATTAATTAACGATACCCCTTGATATATCTTGGGGTATCACTATATGTATTAGGTAAGATCAAAATTCAAAATTCCAAGGAGACCACAATGAACGATTTTGACACATGGGCCGCAGAACTCGCATCAGAAGAACTCCCAGCCGAAACTGAAGCACCGCGCAAGACATTCCCTTGCGGCCAGTGCGCTGGTACTGGCCTCTGGTCAGGTGGCACTAATCGCCACGGCAACAACAAGTGCTTGGCCTGCAAGGGAAAGGGCCACTTCTTGAATAGCCGCGAAGATCGCAGCAAGCTCAAGGCCCAGCGCGTGGCTCGTAAGGCCAAAAATGAAGCCAACAAAAAAGCCGATTTCATCGCCGCAAACGAGGGTCTGATCGAAGGCTTGCAGGCCATGCAGTGGCACAGCAAGGCATCGTCTTTGCTGGCTGGATTTGAAAAGTGGGGGTCACTGACTGAGGGTCAGGTGCGG